CCAAAACCTACGCTTGAATCTACATAGGAACTGAAATCAGCAGCACTTTCTAGGGCCATTATTTGGCCTTAGATCTTTTCTTTGGTTTTGGAGTTTCAGAAACATCTAAGCCTACGCTTCTATTGCTTTCTTTTTTCTCTTTAGCAACATGAGCACTTGCTTTGTTGCAACCAATTAAAATGTGGGCCTCAGATTGAGTAACCTCAATCACATCGCCAGCGTGAACTTTTTTACTGTTAGCAATTGTGTCTGCCAAAATTAAAACTTTCATATTTTTTCCCTGTTTAAAGCTGGCGGACACAAGGCCCGCCATCTTATTAGTGGTTAACACTGATTATTAAGAACCAACTACAAATGAGACTGGATTTCTTACAGCTGCATCAACAGATTGAAGTGCAACTACTCGAACAGTTCCAGAACTTGAAGATGTATAAGGATCCACGATTAGGTCAAGCCCAGCAAAAAAGCCGATTAGCAAGTCGCTAAAGTTTCCAAATACATAGTTGTTAGCAGTTAACTGATTTGAAGAAACAATTGGATAACCATTCATGCCATTGCCATCTGCAATAAAGATACCGCTTCCAGTGTCTTTAGATGTAGATTTTAATGTTCCATAGTTAGTAGGATTAACAATGTATGAAAGCCTACCTAATAGAGCATTATCAACACCAACAGCTGATTCTAAGCTAACCATTTCAGCCCATGTTGGAGCCGCAGCAGAAGTTAATGAAACAGTATTAATGCCAGTGGTATTTGTAATACCTGTTGGCTTACCATTGTTTCCATCGCCTTCTAAACAAGCATCGTCAATTGCAATAGCCATTCCAGCCGCAAGATCTTGTCTAATTAGATTTTCNNATTTTCAATATCCAATGAAGATTGAATCATTAGCTGTCTAGTTACATCAGTAAATGCACCCAAAGTTTTTGGGGTAAGAGAGATGTTACCAATTGTCATTTCTGACTCACCAGCTGCTCCGCCTTCTGAACTAATGAAAGCCGCAGTTGAAGCCGCAGTTTTCTTAGGGATCTTAACATCGCCAGATAGGCCATTAAGATTAGTTGCTAAAGGCATAACTGCTGAGTTATTTCTAAGAACATC